ATACGAAGCTGATACGTAAGTTCCTGATGCGATCCCTGTTCCTGTAATATAAGAATAAGGGTATATACCAGCGGGAGCAGATGCAATCGCAATAGATGATCCACTGGCAAAAGATAAAGAAGTGATCAATACTCATCTAAACATGTTGGGGCGAGAAAAATAACATGACCTTTAATATGCATGAACAGATGGATACTGCTGTAAATTCCATCATCACAAAATATCTATTTGAAGAAATTTCACAAGAAACCTGCGATGCGATCATGAATGATATTCTTAGAGTGTTTGGACCGACAGCAGCAGCACGGGTTACACTTGATACAGATGACAACAGTATTGAAGTAAAAATGAGAGACATTCTTACCAACATTAGAACTTATAAGGTAAGCGCGCCAAAAAGTATTAAGGAAGATATCAGTGAAGTTTGAAATTGATAAGGAAGTAATACAAGATATGATCGCCCTTCATGGAGAGGACCATGTAATCTATGAACTTACTTCTGCCTTTCGCGCCGCCCTTGAATCAGAAATTGAAAAATTTGAACAGGAATTAAAAAATGGCAATTAAAAAAGTAGCAATGATTGGAGTTGGAAAACTCGGACAAGACTGCGCAGAAGTAATGGCAGATTATTATGATGTTGTCGGTTATGATGTAGAATTAAGAACTCCAACGTTTCCAATGTGTAATACTATTCAGGAAGCAGTATCAGGAAGAGATATTATCTTCATTGCGGCACCGACACCACATAACCCCATATATGGCGGTGAAACTCCAACAAGTCACCTCCCTAATAAAGATTTTGATTATACCATTGTGACGGATATTCTCAAAGAAGTTAATAAATGGGTTAATAAGAATCAGTTAGTAGTATTAATTAGCACTGTCCTTCCTGGAACAGTGCGCAATCAATTGCGCCCTTGCATTACCAATGCGCGCTTCATTTATAACCCATATCTTATCGCAATGGGAACTATTAAATGGGACATGGCTAATCCAGAAATGGTCATCATTGGCACCGAAGATGGTTCTATTACAGGTGATGCTGCCGAACTGATTCATTTTTATGAGGCATTCATGCAAAATGACCCACGATATGAAGTAGGAACATGGGATGAGGCAGAATCAATTAAGATTTTTTACAATACTTTTATTTCGGCAAAAGTTGGAATTGTCAATATGATTCAGGATGTTGCCGAGAAAAATGGTAACATCAACGTTGATGTGGTCACAGGTGCTCTCGCACGTTCCAATTATCGTATCACTGGACCGGCTTATATGACTGCAGGAATGGGCGATGGCGGCGCGTGTGTTCTCCCATCATTTACGGTAACAGTAAATGACGAGATGATAACTATGGAAGAATTATATGATAAATTTAATTCAACCGATAAGTTTATGGTTGTATCTACCACCGCAGACTGCAGTAGGACAGATCAAAAAACAATCAAGGCGGTAACCAAAACACCATTCAGTGGGGAGATGATCAAATTTAACACTTTCATTGGTGATTTGATTGTCACTGACAATCATCTACTTCCTATTGAACGAGATGGAGTGCATATGTTGACTAGGGCTGACGAAGTGCTGCACACCGATAAGTTGTTTGTCATTGATAAGTTTACATGAATATTAAATAATAAATATATTGATGAAAACAATAGCATACATTTATAAGTGGACATATAAACCTACCGGCATGTGGTATATTGGTTCCCGCACACGCGAGGGTTGTCATCCACAAGATGGATATCTATGTTCAAGTGATATAGTTGAGCCAATGATTATTGCCAATCCGGACCAATGGTCTCGCGAAATATTAGAGACAGGCGATCAATTATACATAAGACAACGTGAAAATATTATACTAAAAGAATTGGATGCTGTTAACAGCCCAATGAGTTTTAATAGAAGTTATGCTGATGGAAGATATACTGTTCTGGGCACCAAATGGATGTCAAAAGGCGATATTGAAGTGTGTGTTAAATTATCATTGATTAATATTATGGAAGATCAAGGATGGTCAATTGGGAGATCACCAAATAGTAAAAGAGTGTCATTGAATAATATTCGGAATGAGACCGGAGAAAAAAATAATGCTTATGGTAAAACTTGGATAACCAATGGAGTAAGCCAAGTGTTAGCAGATGAAAAACGTAAGAATGAATTGATGCGCCAAGGTTGGTGGGAAGGTATATGTGAACATACCGCTGAACTGCTTTCCATGGGATCAAAAGAATACTATGCCAATAGAACAGAAGAAGAAAGCATAAAACATCGTAATAATTTATCAGCCGCTACACAGAATTATCATGATAGATTGACAGAAGAAGAAAAAGAAATTCGAGGTAGACTGATATCAGAAGCAGTTAAATTGTGGAATGTCAACCGGACAGTAGAAGAACGTGAAAAACAAAATCAAATACTAAATGGGAAAACAGAATTATGTTATCATTGTGGAATTGTTACCAATAAAGGCAACTATAAACGATGGCATGGAGACAAATGTAAAACATTAAAGGAAAAATTATGAAGACGACAATTAACGAAATCACTAAAGTAAAATATGATGGTTTTGTATATAACATGGAAGTGAAGCCAAATCATGAAACTGATGATGATCAATATTATGTTAATTCAGCCACTGGGTTGGTAGTTCATAATTGTCATCCAAGGGATAACATTGCATTACGTTACATGGCTGATAATCTCGGTCTTGGTTATGATTTGTTTGATGCTATCATGCGAGCAAGAGAAGTTCAGGCGGAAAACATGGCTAAGCGTTGCTTAGAATATGGAAAGAATGTAACCATTGTTGGAAAGGCATATAAGCCTAATGTTCCTTATACTAATGGTTCCTCTTCAATGCTTGTCGGACACTATGTTGAAGAACTGGGTGGAACAGTAAATTATTATGATATTCATACCGGCGATCTTGATCTAAAGAGAGAATCCACAGATGTGTATCTGATTGGTTACTGGGAACAGTATGTGAAAGAATTGCAGTTTCCGGTTAATTCCACTGTAATTGATCCTTGGAGAAGAATTACTGCCCATCAACATGCAGGAAAAATCGTCCATTACGGAAATACTCGCACCCAGTAAGATTTATGTTTTCTCCTTGACTTTTTACAAAAATGCATATATAGTATAGTTAAGGAGAAAATATATGAAAAAGCTTATTTCAGCATTACTCGGAATCGCATTGGCTACTGCACCCGTAGCCTCAGAAGCACGTGAACATTGGCATGGTGTTCATGGTGGACATGGCGGAGATTTTATTGCTCCACTGATTATCGGTGGGGTTATTGGCGTGATTATTTCTAATTCGGATCATCAACAGCCAATAAATGTTTATCCACAAGTGCCTACGTATTCCCCGCCGCCAGTTTATCCGGTATATCATACAGTCACGACTTATACCTACTATGATCGTTTTCGCGGCACTTGCCAGATTAACGACACCTTTGACCAGTATAATACGTTCGTCACACGCCAGACAGTTTGCTATGGACACTAATTATGAGAGTGAAAACCCTAATTCAGAAATTGTATGAAGCAATCATCAATAAAGATGTAGAAAAACAAAAAGAACTTTACACAAAGATCACGAAGAAAAGTCTCAAGCATAAAAAGACTCATGCGGTTCAGTAATAGAAAATCATTGACATTAATGCATCTTTCGGATATATTTTGGTCAAAGCACTATAAGGATATGATTAATTCGTGAGTAAATTTGTATTGCATAACGGCAACTGTGTTGACGTATTAAAAACTATGGAAGACAACTCTGTAGATTCTGTAGTAACTGATCCCCCGTATGAACTTGGCTTCATGGGTAAATCATGGGACAGTTCTGGCATCGCATATAGTGTTGAAATGTGGTCAGAAGTGATGCGAGTATTGAAACCAGGTGGTCATCTACTTGCATTCTCTGGCACTCGCACATATCATAGAATGGTAGTAGCGATTGAAGACGCTGGATTTGATATTCGCGATCAAATCGGATGGGTTTATGGCTCTGGCTTTCCTAAGTCTATGAACATCGGTAAGGCTATTGATAAAGAAGGCATTGCCCCTTCGGAATCTATTGAGAAGTTTAGAATAGCATTGATAGCGGCAAGAGAAAAGAAGGGTTTATCAAGACAAGATATTAGCGAACTAATAGTAGGAACCCCATCTGGTGCATGTTGGAACTGGGAAAGCGGTCTCAGAATACCGTCAGGAGATAACTGGGAAAAACTTGTTGATGTTCTTGAACTTCCCTCAGAACTGCGACCTCTGCGAGATGCAGCGGAACGTGAAATCGTGGGTAAAAAGAAAGTAGGCATTAAAAATGGAGCAGCAAGCGGCTCACATTCATATGGAATGACACGGACTGAAGTAAACATTACTGCACCAGCAACAGAAGAAGCAAAACAATGGGATGGCTGGGGCACGGCACTGAAGCCAGCATGGGAGCCTATTTGCGTTGCTAGGAAGCCACTATCTGAAAAGACTGTAGCGAAGAACGTTCTAAAGCATGGAACTGGTGGCATCAATATTAATGATTGTCGTGTTGGTAATGAGACTCGCACATATGATTTAAAAGGTGGAGAAAATTTAAATAATCTCGCCCGTGAAGGGGGCAACGATAATCCAAACGCTAAGGGGTGTGGAGCATATGGTATTGGAGCTAAGCAAATAAGTATTGGAACTGCAACAGTATCGGGAAGATTCCCCGCTAATATCATTCATGATGGTAGTGATGAAGTTGTCGCATTGTTTCCTGAAAGTAAGGGTCAACAAGGTGATGTAAAAGGAACAGAGCCATCACATACAGGAAATGATAATACTAATTGCTATGGTGAATATCAAAGAGTTCCATCAGCGAAACGAGGCGACACGGGATCAGCAGCAAGATTCTTCTACTGTGCCAAAGCCAGCAAATCCGATAGAGATTCGGGGCTTGATGGATTTGATAAAAAGGCTGTATCTAATCAAAAGGGAAACGGCATTCGTCGCGTATGTAACAAATGTGGCGCATATCAGATTGAACCATGTGATTGCACAGACAATGAGTGGATTCATCCAGAAAACAAAAAGAACAATCACCCAACAGTGAAACCAACTGACTTGATGAAGTATCTGTGTCGTTTAGTCACACCAAAAGGTGGAACCGTTCTTGATCCATTCAATGGTTCTGGTTCAACAGGTAAGGCTGCGATGCTTGAAGGCTTCAACTATATTGGCATTGATCTTGATCCAGATTATATCAAGATTTCACAAGCACGTATTCAGAATGCAAAAGAGCAATACGAAAAAGAACAGAACCCATATGGGGACCTGTTTGAAATAGCAGATGAATAATATGCACGATAGTATAGCATCTCTATTTGAGTTTGAGAACGATAAGATACCGAGTAGAGATATATCGGTATCTGTATCTCAAGATGATATCACTAAAGCAGTATCATCTATGTTTGACTATGAGTTCAACGGGACTACCACATTTACTGTTCCAAATGTTCCAAGTATTCCGGAAGATTATGGTATCGGGTTGATTGTTGGTCCATCTGGATCAGGTAAGTCATCTCTGTTGAAATCGTTTGGTTCTACTGAACAGCCTGAATGGGATGAAACTAAAGCAATCTGCTCACACTTTGAATCGGCAGATCAAGCTGCAGAACGACTGTCTGCTGTGGGATTAAACACCATTCCATCTTGGCTCAGGCCATATCATGTTCTTTCAAATGGAGAACAGTTTCGCGCCAATCTCGCAAGATCATTGGTATCAGGTATGGTCTTTGATGAGTTCACATCTGTTATTGACAGGAATGTAGCTAAATCGTGTTCTGTTGCAATTCGTAGATATGTTGACAAACATAACCTAAAGAACATTGTTCTTGCAACATGCCATTATGATGTGATTGAATGGTTACAGCCCGATTGGGTATATGATACTATGACCGGTCAAATGACCGGAAGGGGGTCTCTTCGGCCAAGACCCGAAATCAAACTGGAAATCATACCTTGTTCAACCGAAATCTGGCCTATCTTTCGCCACCATCACTATCTCGACGGGAACCTTAATAGAACTGCACAATGCTGGTTAGCTATTTGGGATGGTGAAATAGTAGGATTTGCTGCCGCTCTTCCATTCCCAAATGGCAACTTCAAGAATGCATGGAGAGGACACCGAACAGTAATTCTTCCGGAATATCAGGGTCTTGGGTTTGGGACCCGTTTAAGTGATGCTATTGGTGAAATCTTCTTAGCAAGAGGTTGTAGGTTTTTTTCTAAAACTGCGCATCCACGATTGGGTGAATACAGAAACTCTTCCCCACGGTGGAGAGGAACGTCAAAGAACGGTAAGGGTAGAAAAGATTATATAACCAACCGCGCCGTCAAGGAAAAGAACCACAAGGACAAACATATTAAAAGAGTATGTTTTTCTCATGAGTACGTTGGAAAAACTCTTGACAAGAGCAACGATTTGAATTATAAATAGGTCATTAGTTGATGATGGCTATCAATAAAGGTAGACAAGACTCGGGGGCGGTACCCGACAGGTCCACCATAAGGAAACTATGACAATATATTCTAATCCATGGTCTGGTAAAAGACAGTTTTATAGGGGAGGAAGAAAGAAACTTCCTACCGTTGAAACAGACAAAGAGTATAAGGCATACTGTGCCAAGAAAAAGAATAAGGATAAAATTTTATCATATTCTGCATGGTGCAGAAAAGAACGCCGAAAAGGCGGAATGTTTTAGTTTCTTTATGATGGGCCTGAATATAGGATCGATTGTCACGGAATAGGAACGCCTAGACTGATTGGTTAGTCGCATTATAGACTAAATAGAAGTATCTGCAAATGATAATTCAACCATGGATATTGCTCTAGCAGCATGATTTCCGGGGTCTGGCCCACCCGTCAACAGAACGGGCCATTTTATATAGGAAACATAATATGATTCATGAAGGTTGGGGCGGCACCAGACCGATTTGATTCCAACGGTGGGTTGGATTGGATGATCTTCAAATAAAAAACCACTATTTTTTCTTGACAATAAGAATAGGCACGTTATATCCGTTTGATAACACGATCTGAAGGATAAATAATAATATCATGCGTATCAATGAAGTAACCCAACCCAGCGAACAGGCTCTTTTTGAAGCCATTGATGCTAGTAACGATACTGGTCTCCGCACGGACGATGTGGTAGCAATCATCAAGTCTGCAAATGGTCCTTGGAGCAAGCCAATGACCGGAGACGAAATGATGGCTCGTTTGGAAGAAGCTGTTAAGATTAATGGCTAAAAAATCAAATTCTAACCCACCCCAAAATAACTCCGTAGTATTTGTAGAAGGTTCTATGTGGATTCCTTCTGTGGTTAGTGCCCAGAAGGATACACCAAACATTCTACAAAAAATTCAAGAGTTTATGCGATTCAAAGAGGCAAATCCTCTTGCACAGTATGGCACGAATGATAAACCATTTACTGGTAATGGAATCTATAAACAATATCTTCAAAAAGCGGTGAAGGCACATCTTACACCTGATATCGCCATCGTGTATGAATTATCCGGAAGAAACCCAACAACGATCAAGTTATATGGCGTGTTTACACATGCTGATCTTGGAACTGGACAGCCACCAAACATAAAAATTCAAAAGAATATGGCTAAACGACTATCCGTATCAGAAAACGACCATCACATTCCAAGATCGTCATAATAAATGACAAAAACACAAAAAACATACAGAACGATATGCATTTCAGACATTCATCTCGGAACAAAAGATTGTAAAGCTGAACAGCTTGATAGTTTTTTGAAAAATAACTCTTGCGAAACCCTCTATCTGGTCGGAGACATTATTGATGGGTGGAAAATTCAAAAGAATAAGTTTCGTTGGAAACAGACTCATACTAATGTGATCAGACGCATTCTCGGACATGCCAAGCGCGGCACCAGAGTTGTATACGTGTTGGGTAACCATGATGAATTCCTCCGCCCGTATTTGGCATTTAATTTGGCATTTGGAAATGTAGAAATCGTCAATCAGATTGAACATATAGGTAAAGACGGTAAACATTATCTTGTAGTTCATGGCGATTTGTTTGATGGCATCACTCGCGTAAACAAATGGATCAGTTTTCTTGGTGATGGTGCATATGATTTTGTGCTTGCTATCAATACAAAATACAACTGGCTCAGACACAAAATGGGATTTGGTTACTGGTCCTTAAGCAAATATCTAAAGCATCGTGTAAAACGCGCGATGGACTTCATGTATCACTTTGAAGACAATATTTCCAAATATGCTAAACGCAAAGGATATGATGGAGTAATTTGTGGTCATATACATACTGCCGAAATTAAAAACATCAACGGCGTTGTTTATATGAATGACGGTGACTGGGTAGAATCAATGACTGCATTAGTTGAACACCATGATGGACGTTGGGAAATAATTAACTGCTATCAACCTGCTCATAATCTTAACCCAACACATTCTTGATAAATATATGAATGGACATTAAAGAACTTCATTCATTTAAACTTTCAGACGCAGTTAAGTTTCACGACAAACTTAACCCCAACCTTTGGATAGACGAAACCCTTGATCCAGAAGTTAAAGATAGTCTATTAAGTATTGCAGACGATTTCATGTCAGAACTTGGAATCAGTGATGTTAATGTAAAAGACGTAACCATTTCTGGCTCAAATGCTGCATATTCTTATACAAAACATAGCGATCTTGATTTACACATAGTTGTGGATATGTCGCGGTTTCCTGACAATGAAGTCTATCAGGAATTATTCAAAGCCAAAAAGACAATTTATAATGACTCTCATAATATTACTGTCCATGGCATTCCAGTAGAAGTATATGTGCAAGACAGCAACGAGCCTGTAGTGTCACTTGGTGAATATAGTATTTTAAATAATCGCTGGATTAAGCATCCAGTAAAACGCAGAGCAAACTTTGATCAGACAGCAACCAAAGCAAAATATCAAAAACTAGCAGATTTGGTTGACCTTACTTTAAAAACAAAAGACTTAGGGCGGCTGGATAATGTGTTGCATATGATCAAGCGTTATCGTCAGGCAGGATTATCTAAGGGCGGAGAATTCTCACCAGAAAATCTTGCATATAAAGCAGTTAGATCACAAAAGGGCATTGATGCACTATATAACTTACGTGATAAACTTCGCAGCAGTAAGTTAAGCATTGAAGAGGAAATTGCCGAGCAAGAAGACACTCTTGCTGAAGAATTGAAGCACCAGTTTGATGCAATAATCAATGAAGAAAGCTCGTTAAAACATTGGAAAAACCCTACACCACGTGCTCTGTATAATCTAACTAAAAAATCACAACACAAACATCTTCGTGGACTCTATTACAGCGGTGATACTTACTGGTGGGATGCCACTGAGGCCATTCACGGCAGTGGTGCAGAAGAACTGGGTATACCATACGACTATAGAAATCG